CTGGCGAATCGTCCGCCGGATTAGTGCGAGTAACTCAGCATTGATCAGGAATCCGCTCATGTCAGGGGCAAGCTGGAAAAGGCTCGTTCTTTGTATGCGTCAAAGGAAATGAACTGCGCGGTTGCCGGTGTTGGGTTTGCCAGTTTGCTGCCGCTGCCGTTTAGCAGAACAGGTGTTGACGGGTCCGTGCCATCGTCCAGCGTTATCGCAATCCGCTTGGTTGAGTCTGTCGGGTCTTTCTCCCGGAACCCTGCATCAAGTATATCAACCGCCCAGCCATCGCGCTGAAACTGGATCTGGAAATTGACCTGCCGGAACAGTGTGCCGTTGCGCTCCTGCACCGGCCCAACGGTCACCATTTGCATCTTAGCTTGGCCGATTGCAATTGATACGCCATCGACCGTGAACGCATCATTGTTCACCGCGTCTTGATAGTCGAGAATCCACGCCGGCACCGCTGTCAAGTTTTTCTGCACATTCACAACACGGCGGCTGTCGTCAATCATCGCGGGCGGGTCGAATGGGTCACCAGCACTATTCACAACTGCGTCGCCGTTTTTATCAACAATCAACGGCCGCTGGAATTGCTCGCTGCCCCAACTGATTTGCGCAACGTCTAGGGTCGGGTTGTTGTTCAGCCCGCCAGTGCCTGCGCTGTTTTGTAATTCGCTCGAATACTCTGCAGTAACAGTCCATCCCCGATAGGGGTCTGTATGCTCAACTCGCAGAATCTCGCAACGTGCGGCGGTGTCGGACGGGTGCGAATCGCCAATTTTCGGCAAGCTCGCGTTGCTGCCAACCGTGTACGCATCGTCTGTCTTGTCGGCGTCCAGCTTGAATTTGCGCACGTACCGCCGCACGCCTCGCGTGTTGGTTGCTGTGCCGTTGTCAACTGGCCCGAGATAGGTAACTGTCATGGTCCAGCAACTCCCATGTTGGCGGCAATTGCGCCGAGTCCATCTGCTAGCGCGTCGAACCCTTTTGCCGCAATGTTGTTGCCCTTGTTCACAGCCTTTTCAACTGGATCGCGCCTGCTCAGCATGTTCTGCACGATGGTTGAAAATGCGTCCGCGCTGCCACGCTGCATAGCCGCTGCGGTTTGCGACTGTTGCGCCTGCATGGCGTCACCATCGCCCCCGAACCAATTCCGCAACATGTTCATAAACGCGCCGCCGCGAATTTGCGCCCGGTCCAGCATCCCGCGCACGCCCCAGCTAATCACATTCGCGTCCACCTTTAGCCGGTCCAGCAGTCCAGCAATGGCGTTGCCTGCGGCCTTTTCAGCAGCGGGCGGCGCTTGCAATGCGGGCCCCTTTGGCGCTGGTTTCTTTAACTGATCCAGCAGGCCATCTAGTGCAGCCTGCGCGGCCACCAATGCCGGTGAAGGCCCTGCCGCCGCTGGCTTGATCTGCGGCACTATTGCGCCACCAAGGCCCTGAATGTTTATTCCAGCACCAGCTACCCGCATCAACAAGTTAGTGCCCGAAACTTTCATTCGGCGTACTGTCGCATCCCACGTGTCGGCAATCTTGGCAAACACAACATTAAACGCGGCTGAAATGACATTGCCGACAAATGCAATTTTATCGGGGATCTGCATAAACCCTTCAATTAGCCGGTTCACCTGCTCCAGCACAGATTTTACCGCTGGTGCCATCTGCTCGCCGATAGCCGTTGCGGCAATGATGATGTTGTTTTTTAACTTGCTAAATTGGCCGGACAGGCTGCCAGATAGCTTGTCAATCATTCCGGCAAACGTGCCCGCGCCGGTCGTCAGCGCTAGCAACGCGGCACGAATATCAGCAAACCCAACCTGGTTGTTTTGCACCGCCTGTTGCAGGTTGCCGAATCGCTTTGTCAACTCTGTAACGATATCAATTCCGCGGCCTTGCAGCATGTTGATATCAACCATCGTCACGCGGCCGCTTACCCTCATTCGCGCGTAAACGTCGGCCAATTCACGCAATGGCACTTCCGTGCCCGCTGCAATGTTTCCGAGAATTTGCAGGTCTGTGATTAGCTGTGCAACCGGCACCTGCGCCGCCAGTAATTGCCGCGCTGCTGCCTTTATGTCGAGTTTCGAAAACGGTGTCTGATTCGCAAACGCGTTAAGCTCCGCAATGACGCGTGCGGCAAGCTTGGCGTCTTTGGTCAGTACTGACATTTGCAATTGCAGCGTTTCCGCATCGGCTGCCAGTTTTAGCATGCCCGCACCTGCGGCAAGCATCATCAACGGCGACAACGCCAGTTTAAGCGGCGCCAGTGCCGTGCTCACCAGGGCCTTCACCGCACGCGTCAGCATTCCGACGGCGGCGGTAGCCGTGCGAATTGGATGCACAATCAACCGCAGCGGCAAGGCCATTGCAGACAACGCAGACGCAGCCGCGCGGCCTGCCACGCCAAACATTCCCAACGCCGCAGACGCTGTGCGTGTTGCTGCGCCAATGGCAACAAGCGCCCCCGCCACCACCTTTGCACGCGGCGGTAGTGAATCCATGACAGCCCGCAGAATCTTTGCTTGAATCTGAAACGCCTTGAATGCCAGATACGCTTTCAGCGCCACGCCTGCCACGCTCAGCATTGGCGACACTAACAGCGTCAGCACTCGCAGGAATAACCCCGTCGCACTGGCCACCATGCGCACCGGCAGCAACAGCAACCCAAACGACCTGGCCGCCATAGTAACGCCATTGCCAACCAGCCGCAGCGGTAGCAATAGCGTCTTGATTCCATCGGCCGCCAGCCCAACAACCGTGCCGAGTGTTTGCACTGCCCGGCGCAATCCCATCACGTGAATTAGAGCACCGCTCATTGCAGCGCTCGCGCCAGATGCGGCAACGCCCATTGCGCCCATTGATCGACCAGCAATGGCAATCGTTGACGATGCAACCGTTGCCGCACTACTTGCAACCGTCAACGACTCCTCAACGCCGCGGATGCCCGCCGTTGCCGCTGCGGTGTTTCGCTCGACTACTCGCAATTCACGCCCGGTAGCTTCGAGTTGTTCCGGTAAATCGCGACCAACCCGCAGGTTGTTCATTTTGCCCGCAACCACAACCGCAGATGTGACTGCGCTTTTGAGGTTGTGGGCCGTCTGCGCCGCCTTATGCATTTGGGCCTGGAACTGCCCGGCGTTTGCGGTCAGCGTTAGCGATAGTGTGCCGAAACTTGCCACAATCAACGCCCTTTCGCTCGCTGTAGTTGTTGCTGGATCGCGCTGGCTGATTGCCTTGGCGACAACTTGCCACCGTGTGACGGTGCCAGCCACGGCGCAAAGTCCGCGGCCTGCATTTCAGCGCCAATAAAACGCGCCAGCAATTCGCCGATGCGTGCTAGTATTATTTCAACGCCACGGTTGCCGATTGGCTCGACGCAATCAACAGCTTGCCAGTGTTGCCACTGATCCGGCGTCATGCTGTCTAGCATCACTTCCGGGTCAGTGTATCCCAGCACCGCTGCCAGCCTCGCAGCCAACAGCCTTGCCGGGTCTTGTTTTAGTTTCCCACCGTCTCGGCAATGTCGGCGTTGCTCATGCCGCACAACCGCTGTGCGGCGTTTACGATTCGCTCCAGCACGTCGGCGCGTTTGCTGCCGATTGCTGCAACATCGTCAATGGTAAAAATCGGCGTGCCGTCATCACTGCGGCAACATGCCACAACCAGCCGTTCGCGGTACTCTTGGATTCGTGCGTCAATTGTCGCACCGGCCTTGCTGGTGAAACCGCGTTCGAATCGCGTACGCTCACCTGCGGTCATACCCCACACCGGCACAACGCAACCGTCGCCCAGTTCAGGCACTGGCACATCCTCTTTCGGTGTATCTGCCAGCCCGTTTAGAAACTGTTCACGCCCAATAACTTGCCTGCTCATTGTGCCCCCTCGTTGATTGGATTGCCGTCTTCATCATACCCCGTAAGCTCACCCCGCCGGAATGCTTCCCGGTCTTCTGGCTCAATGCCGCGTGCCAGCATCTCGCGCGATTCCAGCACCGCCGCGCGTTTATCTCGCCACCCCGCGCATACCTGCTCGGCCTCGTCGTCTGCTGGCTCTGCGTCGCCGTTACCGACTAGGATTTCGCACGCGCGTTGTGGCACGTCGATGATTGCACCGCAACGCCACCATCGGCGGCCGTCGCGGTGTATCATGTCTTCGGAATCAGCAACCCCGGCAGCTACGCCGAGGTCACTACGAATTAGCTTGATTTGCATCGCTCAACCTCACGAGGTGTAGGCAATCAGCTGATCCAGTTTGAGCGAAACGTCGGCTTTCAGACCGTCGTTCATTGCGCCGGTGAAGTTAAACCCGACGCCCGCGCTTGTCATGGTCGAATTGCTTCCGCCGGTGTCGGCGAATGTGATATCCCAGTTGCACTCGGCCGGTGTTGTCACGAGGTCCGTGATTGCCTGATGTCCAGCAAGCCCCGGATCGTAGAACATGCCGAAATCAAAACTCCCGCCCTCGCTGTAACCCGTTGGTGCGTATTCTTTGCCCGCTCCGCTGGTGTCGATGGTGGTTGCGTCGTATGTCTCCGACTCAGCGCCACTGCTGCTGAATTCTGTGATCTGCGCAACGGCGGTCAGCACGGACGAAATTTCCTGCTTGATCACCGTGCCCTTGACTGGAATCTTCGCCATCTGTCATGCCCTCCGTTTGATTTGCTTGTCAAATTGGCCCTGTGCTCTGGCCTGCATCAGTGCAGGCAGCCGACTTGCGGCGCGGGTAAATGCCAGCGATGCGAGACCGTCACGCCCCGCAGGCATTCGCCCGGTTGAAACCAGCGACTGGCCTAGTCGCGGCACGTCACTGCGACGCTTGCGACCGCGATACCGCTGCTCTGTGCCCTTGATCCACCAGTCGGCATTTCGGGCGCTAATGCCGACCCCGCCACTACGGCGGCGCGGCAATTTCTTCACCGGTTGACGCTTCCGGCCGATACCGACATTGACACCAACCTTTGCGCGGATGTTGTTATTTCCGCCCGCCACGTAATGGCGGATTGAATCCCGTGCGTCTGCGACATTCGCGGGGATGTCCCGCTTCATTTCGCGTGCAATTTCCACAACCGCCGCTCGTAATGCCGACTTTGCGATGCGTCGCCCGCCGTGCTCGACCATTGCTGCAAACAACTGCTCGAGGTCGTCCAGTCCTGCAACCATGTCAGTCATACCGCATCTCACTTCCGGCCAAATCAAACCCGTTCGGCTTGCTCACGTCGTAAGCGCTGCCGCCGTCCTTGCGGGTTCTGATGCGATAAGTGGTCTTGGCCGTGTCCGACCAATCCCATGCCTGTTGCCCGTAGTCGGGAGTCTCAACGGTGTAGGTGTACGCTGTGCCGTCGATCCTCCGTGTGATGATGTCGCCGTTTTGCGGCTGCCCGAGGGTGTACGCGGCAACCGGGATTAGCCAGTCGGCCGCGTCTACCGTGATCTCGGAATTATCCGCCAGCGGCACTTTCTGCGTTTCGCCTTGAATCGCCTGCGCAACCGTGATGGTGGTGCCGCCACGTGTTACCGTGACGGGCACCCCAGCGGCCTGCCGTGACATTTGCAGCCCGGCAGTTATGGCAGACTCAATCAGGCTCATCAGGTTTCCAGCGGCTCCGTGTCAATGATCGCGTCGGTTGTGATCAGCGGCACACCAAACGAATCAGACGGAAACGGCGCGGGTGCACCGGTCTGGTTCGTTGCCGTGCGGGACTGCTGCAATTGTTTCAAACTGCGGCGGCTGCACACCAGCAATGACGGCCCCATGCCTGCGGGGAACTGGCTCAACAGATCTGCAATCAGATCGTCGGTCAGGCCCTTGCCAGCATCGGCGGTCAGGTTTGCAATGCGGCCGACGCTGTACGCGCCGCCCATCTGCAAGCCCAGCCAGACGCTCGCGGGTGTCCAGTAGGCCGGATAAAATCCTGTGGCACCTGAAACGCGCTGAATGGTCGTTTCGCCCAACTCGATTTGCGGCTGCGTGACCATTGCAACATCGTCAACGCCCAGACGGATTGCGTACAGGCTTGACGCCGTGTCGGCAGTTGTGCCGCCTGCGTCAATCACCATGGTGTCGGCCAACGCATCAAGATACGTGCTGTTCATGAACCCCGAAAACCCGTTGGCGTCGCCATCGGCTCCGGTGCCGTAAACGGTTTGCTGTTCGGCCTTGAACAGGATGCCCTGCAGGTGCCGTGCACCTTCGCGGGCAATGACTTGCTCTGGTGTCGATTGGCTGTCACCTTCGGCGGATGCGATGTCAACCGAAAAGCTGAAGTCAGCGATTTTCAGATTGACGGTCACCACGGTGTCCTCGCTGTGGTCGTTCTCGCGTCCGTCGTTTTCACTTCGGAAGCCAACCGCAGGTGCGCCGGTATATTTCCGGTACTTGTGCACGGTGTTGCTGCCGCTCGGATTGATCCGGGGCATACGGGCAACCAGCGGGGACTGGTTCAGAACGTCGCTGGTGTTGGTCTGCTCGACGTCGAACGCGCCTGCCACCAGATCGGCGACTGTTAAGTAGTCGTTCGCCATTGTTTAGGACTCCTCTAGTTGTGGCTTACGCCGTTGATTCGGATTCGATTTGCAAACCCACCGGCAAGGCTCTTGGCCTTTTCCGGTGCTTGTTCGCCCGTGTCGTCGCCGAATTCCTCCGGCTGATCCTCGCCCAACTGCACCGCGTCAATGCGTGCCTGCAATTCGGCGTTTTCTGCTCGTGCGGCTTCGAGTTGCTCGCGCAGTGCGCTCAACTGTTCTGCCTGGCAATCCTCAAA